GAACTTTCTTGTCATCTAACTCATCTTGTAAAGACTCTGCATAATATCTAGATACACTATCTAATTTAAGTCTTGCATTCTTAAGTAGTCCTAATATTAGGGTTTCATTAAAGTTAATGTATGCTTGTTCTGCCTCTAATACCTCTACTGGTAACTTATAATTAGCATCTCCAAATAGTTCTTTCCTGAGTCTAGGTCCTATCTCTTCAGGACTCATACTTTGGACATATGGACTATCATATTTATTCTTGAGTACGATATAACTTATTTGTTTAGTGGCTGTTTCTTTATCTGCTTTATCAGCATCCCATAACTTTTTAAAGCAGGGTATGCCCAAGGTGTCATTGTGAATAATTACTTTACCACCAAGTATGTCGAATAGTTTCATTAGTATTAATTAACAATCGCTAGGAGCACATGCTTCACAACATTCATTATGTCTATTTTTCTCGTATTCGAGATTTCGCTTAAAGTTGTTATATAATTCTTCACTCTTTATAATAGCAATATCTCTATCATCATCACTTCTATTATAAGAAGCATACAGAACAAGAACAACATCCCCAGTTTTTACCTCATACTCCTTACCGTTAAATTTAAGGATACCGTCTTCTTCAATTACCCAAGCCCAGTCGATGTTCAAATAATGATTACGAATAGAACTAACACTATTAAGATCATTGTCTTTTACTACTAAAAGTGAGCTGTTACCAGCATAAATATATGTATTCATATTAATCTAAATTTATTTTAATGTATCTATTTTTGTAATGTCTATTCAATGCATCTACTGCTTCTTGTTGAGTATAAAATGCATTAACATACTCTGGGTTTTTACTGTACTGATTGATTATCTCCTTCAGTTGCTCCGCTTTCTCGTCCCTGTTCTGCATTCTCATTTTCTTCTTTTTTATCAGTTGAACCAAATCCACCACCACGATCTTCACCTGCTAATTCCTCTACAATTACAGGCTCCATCTTCGGATAAGGCATTACTACTAACTGAGCAATCTTTTCACCTGGCTGATAAATTGTAGGAAGAGCATCTGTAGTAATCTTAAACTTGAGAAGAATCTCACCTTTATAATCGCAATCTATAACAGCTACTGCATTACACATTGACATAGATCTCTGAGAAATAGAGGATCTCATAAAGATCAAACCCACATGACCTTCAGGAATCTCTACTGACAAACCTGTATGATATACTAATACTAACTTACCACTCTTATCAAATTCCTGAGTAAAGGAAATTGCTGTTAAATCTAAACCAGCATCGTTAGGGTTAGCATAACTAGGTAATACTGCGTCTTCTTGTAATTTCTTAAATTTTAATTCCATATTATTTTCTTACTATATTGTTTCCTAATATTATTTCTGTCATTTGAGCTGCTAAATTTGCAGCATAATCTTCAGCAAATTGACTACGATTCGTGTCCTGTAGTATCTACCTCAGATACAGTAGTATCACTTGTTGATTCAGTAGTATCTTGTCTAGTTTTTCTTCCATGCTTTGCATAGTATAATAATGCAATACTATTCCATGCTACTGCTGCTTCATGCCTTACTTTAGTTTCTGGATCAAATTCTTCATAAGTAGAAGCGTATAAGTGTCTTAATAATGCACCTTTGTATCTTTCATAACCATTCTCTAGATTCTGCCAAGTATTAACACCATACTTCTTAGCACCTTCTGTATATACTCTTGCAATGTCCTCAAGACAGTCTAACGGCATTAACTCCCATCTAGTCTTATCGTCTAGTTTATCATTCTTCATACCCGTCTGGTCTTGGCATTTCTTCAATTCGTATTGCATCTATTTCAGTTTTATTTTCGATTATTGCTTTAACAATTCTATGATAACCATCACATATTCTACCTAAATGATCAATTAGTATTGGATGACTTAAATCTGTGTCTTGTATCCTTTTACTATGCCAAATTATGTCATCTAAGGTATTTATTTCCCAAGGTAAATGCTCTAGGTTTACTCCTGCTAATGGTAATTTAAATACAGGATAGTTCTTTTCTTTTACCCAAGAAACTAGATTTGAAGCTGCCCATATCTTCCCATCTGCTGTATATCTGTTTTCTGCTAAACCTTGTTTAGGATACGTTACTATTGGACTTTTTGGTTCTTTCTTTGCAAACATATTTCTTTTTTAATTTAATTTTAAATAAATAACTAAACATAATTGGCTTAATGTCTTTCTCATCTGAAATTGTATTTTGAGCAAATTTGAAAGGATGATTGCAAATTACTTCTACTACTTGATAAGGTATATTATATTTATGTGATAACTCTGTATAAATACTTGTTTTATTTTGTGGAACCATAAATCACTTTATAGTACTTATTGTTAATTATATTATCCAGAGTAAGAGAAGACATATCAAATGTCTCGGGTCTAACACTATTAGCTGCAATACCTATCTTATCTAATCCCGATGTTGTATTATCAGATGAAGCATATACTATAGAATTTAAAAAAGCTGTTTCAACTTTAGAATATTGTTTTCTAGGTTCTAGTATTACTACTTCAGATTCTTTACTAAAAGGTTCTTCACTAATACCGTATAAGATGGTTTGTGTATCGCGAATTAATATGCCATTATTGTATGGTAGATTCTTACCAATAAGTTTATACCACCATCTTTTTAATTTACCATAACTCTTCCACAGCATTATTGAACCAGGTTTAATTACTAATTGTTTCATCATTTATCCTAATTATAATTGTTACTTGAACCCTGTCTCCAATGATCTCTGGTATTAGAGCTTTATTGACACTTAATTCATCTTCGGCTGGACCTGCTACTAGAATACCTTTTTGTTTAAAGGACTTGATATATCTACTTAAATTATCCTTAGTAATACCTAAGGTATTTATGATATGTTTCCTATTAGCTCTATTAGCTATGTTCTTATTCTCATTTGGTTGTTTATTATAGTTAAGATCAAGTCTAATGAACTCTGCCATTAATTCTAGTTCTCTGTCCGTAAGCCGAAGAATACCATTAAGTGAAATTAGAAACTCTGTAACAAGATCATTTTTGTTTACAGATTTTACTAATTTATTCATTTGTCTTATCTACATCTAAGATTTGTTTAACCGCCTTAATGAACTTCAGTAAGTTATAGTTTACTGTTTCAGATTCAACTTTTACACAAGGTTGAATTTTACCATTTTTATAATCTTCATTAACCTTCTGAATATTGTCTTGATACTTCTTAGTACAATCATCTAAAAAAGCTTCAAGTGCAATCAATTTTAATTCTGCATTAGACGGGATATATTCTTTATCTGTATTAGTTTCATCTTCAATTTCTTCACCCCATTCTTTCAAGTTACCTCCATTAAGAAGTTCTAATACATAATTTGCAGTAATCATCATGTAACGTGAGTTAGTGTACTTATCATTACTATTTGTACTCTCCATTACATACTCAATACCATCTTCTGTTTTAAAGATATCATCTCTCTTTGCACAACCAAAAGGCTTAACTACTTTATATTCTGTTCTCATATTCCTTATTATTTTTTAATAGTTCCTAACGCTAGTTTAATCCATTTATTTGCATCAAAATCAGGATCTTTTTCTGATATAATTCTACAATTATTTGGAGAATCACATACTTCGTATTGTTTGGGTTGGGTTACTAAACCCATGAGACTAATTGCTTCATCCTTAGATAATGTTAACTCTGTAGCATTTTCCAAAGAAGGATTTTTAATGTCTTCTGGAACAAATACTTTAATCGTACCATCATCTTGTATTCGAATAAATTTTGAGTACTCACCCAACATATTATTTATCATTTGTTGAATCATGACTATATAACGGACCTTATTTAATTTTGTTGTATATTTTATGCAATAAAAAAGCCTATAGTGATTAACTATAGGCTTATATTAAAAATCCAACTAAATCTACTAAGCTTTGCTTTTCTTAATAAAAGCTACTACATTGTATGGATTCACTAATTGGCTATCCTTAAACAAGTCAAAATAAGCAGCTGCTTTAGCAGGGAAAGCTATTGTATCACCTACTTCTGGATGATTATTTTTGTCTTGCCATTCATAACCTGAAGGAATTGCTAGAACAATGCCTTTTCTAAATGTTGTTGGTACTTTCTTTACTTCAGTTTTAGTGTCATATTTATCAACACCATCTTTATCTTTCTTCCCTGTCGCAACAGGCTCAGTAATCTCTTTTTCTACGTATTCAACTGGTAACGGTTTGATCAGAATATCCCGAGTAAACTCGAACTTTAACGCTTTCTGAATATCATCGATGATCATCTTCTCATCTACTTGTACCGAACTATCATTATTTGTATTCTCTGCCATAAACTTAAATTTTTCTACTATAACGTTTGTTAGTATTAAATGTTCTATTTTTATTTCCTTTCATGAAAAATAACGCCGCCTGTGCAGCATACTTTCTTTGCTATGGATGGACAAATTTCCATGTTATAGAAACAGCAGCCATCACACCATCCTTGAGGCTGCTTTTCCATGTTATAAACTTTGCCATCAACTCTAATATACCCTTCTTCAAGGGCTTTATAAGCTTCTGGTTCTCCCATATTATTTGTAATAATATTTGTTATGTTCTTCAGCCTTTTGTTCAACAGTACGCTCCATGATTATTGCTTTAATCCAAATTAAAGCAGCCTCAAATCCTGCTTTAAATGCAGATTCTTTTAATCCTTCCATCTCTTCGCACCATTGTTCAAATGCTTCACAAGATTCTTTGTCTTGATACCTTTCAATCTCGTCAATTAAATATTGTCTAAACATATTTTTGATCCCTTTCTTTTGATTAATAATTATACTGATCGTCGTCATCAGTAGGATCTAATACATCTTCGAATTCATTAAAAAAGTAAAAGTCATCATCCATAATACTATTATTATGTATTTATATTTTATATCCAGAGTAGGAGTATATATTTCTTATTATACTACTATATACTAACCTACAAGTATGTGTAGTAACGTTACAGTATTCATTTTTGTTCTACTGTTTACTCTAGATTAATGATTTTTCTTAGGTCTTAATAGATGATTTTTATTAAAAACACATGGTAAATAACAGTGTTTACAGCCATTATCTTCTACAGTTCTATCACATTCCCTAGCTTTTTGTTTGTAGAAAAACCACCTAACAACCCATACTGGTAGCTTATAAAGATCAAAATTTTTTAACATTATTTATGATTATTTAACATATCTACGAAAGTTTCGTAGACAATTCATTAACATAATTTAACTATTTTTAACGTATTTTATAACCTAAAAGGGTTAATAATTCATAAAATTTGTTAATATCCCTAAAATATAATGAATATGAAATCATCATGTGAGCCATACCTTCCTCCATAGGATTCATTAATCTCAGATCTGATACTTTCAAAGCTTTAGTACCATCAGCACAATCCCATTCACTTACTCTAGCCCTTAACAGCTCAAAGTCACTAAATTCATAATAGAGTTGATCATCTCTAATTTCAAATCCTTTATCTTTTAATTCTTGTTCAAATATCATAATATTAAGTTTTTAATGATAACGTATATAAGGGGGTATTGTTATAAAAATTTTATAAAATAAAAATTGTATTATATAAGTTTGCGTGTAGAGACTAGTATATACAAACACCCCTCCCCATCATGCATCAAGGAAACACCCCCGGTACTTATGCATCAAATCAATTTATCTATCAGCTGATTGTGATTAATCAAGCAGTTGCAACGGAAGGCGGTTGTAATGTAGAACTACTGCTGAGGGGCAGACAGCCGAGACGACTATGAAGTGTGCAATCGTGAGTCTAGAAGCTAAGCAAGCAGAGAACGGTAACTGGTATGTAAACATCCTAGCACAGCCAGAAGGTGATCCGTTTGCTGAGGAGTTGAAGTATCGTATGTGGTGTAGCGAAACACTAGCTAACAAGCTAGCTGCTAACACACCTGAGACTATCGAACTCCAGAAGGTACGTGTAGAGGTTACTCCTTATCAGAAGGTATCTGAGGACGGTTCAATCTCAGAGAACGTATTTACCAGTCTGTCTGTTGTATGCAGACAGTTCAAGGGCGAGTACGTGGATGAGCCACAAGCGATGGCAGACAAGCTACGCAGGAATCTGCTGCGTGATGGGCTTATCGTAGAGGTAGACGTAGACCCGTACGAGGGAGCTACAGGGGATCTACCAGTGTAAGGGAGAGGGCTTCGGCTCTTTCCTTTTTTGTCCTACCATGCACCAAGTTTATTTCCCTCTTAGCCGATTGTGAAGGTATATTGTGTTTATATTTTCATACTGTAATGGGACTTTGTAGGGTATGTTTGACCGTATCAGAGATAAAGCACCGAATGTTTGAAGGTTGTGATGAACAAACACAAGAAGTTGCTACTGAATTAGCAGCTATCCTAAGTAGGAAGAATAAATGTGAGTATAAAGTACTCATTGATCTTTCTTGTGTTGCTGTTATACACGATTCAAAGGAGTAGGCTATAGCCTATTTTCCTTTCTTACAATGCACCAAGTCAAATTTCCTTTTTAGCATATTGTGAGGAGTATAGGATACTGCTGTATTTCATGTGTATGTGGTTGATAAAAGAGAGTTTAAGTTTGAGAATAGTTTGCTCTTTTTTTCAGTCTGCCCTTTAATCACATTGCTTATAGCTGCCTTTTACGCATACATATAATATATAGCGTATCCTACTCTTTACATAAACAATCAAACAATTAAATAATCAAACAATTAAGGAGGACAAACAAATGAAATGTATTATTATTGGACACGAATTCGCAGAGGCAAACACAGGTAACTTGTATTGCAAACTAGAAGTAAGACCTGCAAACGATGAATGGGCTGCATCTTTCAACTATGTAATGTTTATTACAGAGGCAATGAAAGAAGCCTTAGAAGCTAGATTTCCTAAAGAGATATATCTACAGGAAATACGTATGCAAACACCTGAACCATTTAACAGAGTATGGGCTACAGATGGTAACAATCACATGCAAGGTGAAATAGTCTGCAATGCTAAAGGTGATCCTATCGTATTTAACGACATAAAAGTCGTAATACGTACATTACCTGATGGTACACCTGCAAGAGGTGAAGATGCTGAAAAGCTACTAGAAACTAGCTGGCGTAGAGGTATTGAGAATGGTACTATCTTACCAATTGGTGAAAGTACAGATGTACCAGATAACAATATTGGACAAACTGTAGGAGGGGCTGATGCATTTGCGGGAGCACAATCAGCTGGAGATCCAGAGGGTCTAGAGACATCTCAACCAGATCCACTACCTACAGGTAACGTTGTAGTGCCGGGTAACCGACCACAACGACCGGGGGCACAAGCAGGAATTAGAGTGCCTAAAGTATAACAGGGATTGCCGGGTAACCGGCAGACCTGTTTTAACAAAACTCCCGAACATCTACATATGATGTTTTGGGTTAATTAATATTATTAACTTTTAAAAACATTCATCATGGAAGGAAAAGATGAAAACAAGCCAAAGATTGTGTATTTTATTTTAGCAGTGTTTATTCATGCTAATGTGTTTCTACCATTCCTATCTGAAAAGACAGGAGTACATGGGACATTCATATTGTGTGATATAATACTTGCTATTGTAGTATATAATCTAATGGCTCGGAATTAGGGAGTTAGGGGTGGGTGAAAACTCACCCCTTTTTATTAGTATCAAACAAAAAATCATATACAATGAAAATTCTGTTTAATTTTAAAAAGTCTACCTGTAGGCTTAACTGGGTGAAAGTACTGAAAGTAGTATTTGGGTTTGATTTAAAAGAAGCCGAAGCTATTGTAAACTCTGGAAGTTATGTACATATGGTAGATGGCTTAAATAATCCTATAGATGCACAACAATATTTTGTTGATCTACTTACTAGGTTAGATGCTGCATGTATATCTACACTAAATGCAGAACAAAGAAAAGCTGAATTCAGAGAAGTAGTATCTCTTAGTATATTTGATGATGAAGAAAACGTATCTAACAATACTCTAGCTACATCAATTGATATGCAAGATATAGATACTGCAAAGATAGGTTCAGTATATATCCTTACTCAGGAAAGATATGAAAAGCTACTAAAAGCTGAACAAACATTGTCAATGATAGAAACAACACTACATAAACGGAATGAATAGAAAAAGAAAATATCACAAATCAAATTGTGATGCCACAGTTAGGGCAATAGTCGAAGATGCGCTAGGACGTAAAGTTATCCTAGTTGGAAAGCACGCTTTCGAATGGTCTATTATACTTGAAAAAGAAGGAAGATTAGTAATAACTACATTTCCTAATAGAGAACAAGCAGTAGATACATTTAACAAAAAGTACAGGAATAAATGATATGTGTACGTATCCAGTGTATGAAGTGATACACAACTTTTATGTGATTTAATATTCTTTTGGCATAATTTCCTCAGCTAATTATTGCGAGTAAAAGTAATTAGTTCGCTACTATCTCATACTAATAGTGAGGAAAAGTATGTGGTAATTCTGTGTAGTTTAAGTGTCTAACACATGGTAGAATCCCCTGCTAAGGGCGAATGCAGGTTCGAATCCTGCCACAGAATCATATAAAAATTCATTGGTGGTTTTATAGAGAGTTTAAGATTCTCCATTTTAATTTAACACAGCTGCTATATACCTATTGTGAAATACGTATATAGTTTTCCCTAGAGTAAAAGCAACCTCATCGTAGCTAACTACAATACTTCATGCACGTTTGATTAATACACAAAAGTTAGCGGGTTCTAGGGTCTAGTAGGTTTAAATTGTCAGACTGAACGAATGTCATGACTACCGAAGCTAATAGCTTTTAAAATAGTAAATATTAACAATAAAAATATCAAATTTATGAAAGAAGAAGTCAAAAAAGCACAAGAAGCAGTATGGTATAATACTGACTGCAAGTTATTAACTAAAGAAGAGTACGAAGAGCTATGCAGATACAAAGCGTTATACTTAGACTTAAAAGGTTCCTTAGAAGGAATCGTAAAAGATTTCAAGCAAAGCGCATAATACTTGAACTTTTAGAAGGAATTGGTTGGGCCATATGGTTAGTTGTATTACTCATATTATCATGTGGGGATACATTAATCTATCTCTTATATTTAGCGATATCTGTACCAATATTCATTCAAAAAATAAAGTATGACTGTAGAAGTGATGATCGTAACTTGTATAATAGTATGCATAATACTATTACTACGGAAGAGAAAGAAGGAGAAGATAAGAGCACAGATACTAAATGATCTGTATACTATAGACAGAGATTGCCGTATTATGAAAGGCAATATTGTCAATAGTGATTTTATTGGTATTCTAACTAATCTAGCATTTTTAAGAGATTCACTAAAGAAAGAATCATTAAATGATGTGATACCTAAAAGTTTGTTAATGGATATACAAGTTCTATTAAATACGAACGAAGAGGAGATTAGTTTAGAAGATTTTAGGACAAATGTAGTCAGAATGATTAACGTTGTTCTAATAAGGTTACAAGGTATCTATAAACTTATAATCTACTCTTAATATGGATAGAAGTCTTCCTCATTTCTTACAAAGAATCGGATACCATCCATACGAAATAAGTCCAAAGGATAGGATGTTTTTTTCATTAAAAGATCCTGAATTTGTGTCAGCGTATGGACCAGTATTTGTCGAATGGTTCCCAAAGTATCTAGGACCATCTGTTCCTATATTAGAGGTTAACAGAAGTCGTAATATTATATGGGGATTACACGAAGCGGATCACCATCCGTGCCTAATTTACCCTAGACCAAATATCTTGATAGAAGGTGTATCAGAAGAATACAAAATTACAAATAAATATTCTGATACAATGATGGATAGAATAGCTGCAAAATATTCTCCTGAAGAGATATTTAGAGCGATTAGGAGTAATTTAATATTAATACTATAAATTTAAAGTTTTTAAATTTATTTTACTTCTATTAGTAAGAAAGTAGTTCAATTTCTATGGGTTACATAGAGAAAAGGTAGAATAGTTTACAGTGAATATTATATATTTTATTTAATAAGCTCGCCTATAAAATAATTGGAACTCTATTAGATAGGTCTTTTGATGTCTATCTGGGCAGCTCTTGAAACTTAAATAAAAAATATAGAGTAGGTGTAAAAAGATACTAAGTTCGAATCTTGGTCTTTCTTATTTTTTAACTAAAAACAACATTACAATGATCAGATTAATTATCAAAAAAGGTAATGCATGGTTAAGTGTATTCACTCTAGCACAGATCTTTACGAAACATCTGAAGCTAACTCGTTATGATGCTTTAAAGCTTGCATATGCGACACTACATCAGGATGTCGTTGTCCAGAGTAGTACAAACGCAGGTCTATATTATCTTCATGTAGATTTACATCGAAAGAAGTTTAATGCTGAAATCAATGACGTTCATGATTTAGCAGCACAATTAGACCTATTGAAATACGCTCCTTTTCAGTGTGGAATGCACACAAAAGGAGGAAAAGTGTTATGGAAAAGTAACCCAAAAGATGACATCTATAAGGAAATAAGAACATAGTTGAATGTGTACTTTTCAAAGAACGATTACCTAAATACCGCTGTGAAGTTCTATTTAGTAAAAGACCTATGAAAAGTGAGTTGTCAATCCAGCGTATACTGAGTAGTAGGTCTTTTTAAAAGATTATTCTTAATCACAAGTATATGGAAAACTACGGTTACTATTCTAAAGAGATTAATGAAGACTGTTTTGTAGTATACTATTTTAGTAGACGAGCCAGATCTGTCATTTATCAAACAAGCTCCTTATCAGGAGCCTTGAGTTAACTAACATTATTAACATTTAAACATTCAATCAAATGAGTGAGAAAGGAGATGGCACCGTAGGTGGTGTCTGGAAGGGAGTAGTATTAGTACTGCTCACAATTGTTACACTATTACTTTTATGTATTGTGTATCAAGGGCTAAAAGGAGAGAATCCTCTTACGAAAGTAAAGGAATCTGTTGGTTTTAGCACAGAAACTGAGGTAGCAATACCTACAGTTCAAGAGAGACTAAACAAGTTCAGTGCTGAAGTAGAAGATACTAAAGCATATGATACTTATCTCTCATTGCCTATAGTAATAGTAGAAGGTATCCTAAATAAATTAGGACCTGATGCAGACTATAGAGCAATAGTTAACGAGTATTATACCAATAGATCCTATTGGATTAGTACTCAGGTGTCTAATCAAATTAAACCTGTATTAACTGGTCCTGATGCAAAGAATGTTGAAAGGGTTGAAGTGAAAACAGTTTTAAAAGAAGAAACACCATCAGGGAATGAAGTCTCTCTTACTCCAGCTGATTCAGTAAAGTAAAATTCTTTTTGGTTCAGGAGTATACTTTTTATATGCATTGCCTGTGAAGGTAGTGCATATTTTTAATTAGATCATCAGAAGATGACAAGCATGTGGGGCGTAAGTAGTATTTTTATGCGGGAGAAGAAGAATGGCAATTGTTCTAATTAGTACTGATAATTGCAAATACTATGATCGTGCGGACGTTAAAATCATGCCGTTAATAAGAATTGTACTGGCAATACAATTCTGCTATAACGTAAAATATGTTAGATAGCCGATTATAAGAAGTTTTACGTAAGAGTTTTTTAATATTTATTTTGCAGACGTGAAACTTCACGATGACACTTGTTATTAGTTGCTCATAGTACAATATGAGTTGTTGTTAATCAACAATCGTTCAATCAAAATCTTCTCCGTAGTTGTACATGCGGGGACGTCATCAAATTGTTTAACTAAAAATTATCAAAATGGACAGTAAGATTAATGGAGTAGCAGTTGTAATATTGCCTCCGGGACTTTCTAAAGAGGAAGTTCAAGTGCTATTTTCTAGCATTTTAGGTAAGTTAGAAGCTATTCATCCTGAGTACAAACAAAATGGAGGATTTCTAACTATCTTAGAACCTAACGACCTATTTAGAGTCGTAAATCCTGTTAATGCTGAAATAGCAACATTAGCAGACAATTTGATTGTTGAATTTGGTGAACCTACAGATCCTGTACAGTTTGCAACAAAATTTGTGTGTGCTTACTATGGTCCTAAGGACTTAGTAAATCATGACGTTGTCACAACGATAGCATCGATCAAAGAGGGTTCTCCGGAATGGGCTTACTTCGAAAGGAGAAAGCTAAAGTTCCTTATTTTTCAATGTCGTAACATTTTGCAGAATACTTTATGAGCAAGACAAAGAAAGATTCTAAGGATTCAAAGGCTATGCGGAAATACACTCCGCATAAGCCTAAGATGACTCCTTATAAAAGAGAGTCTAAAGCACAGAGATTTCGTGAGGATAGCTAGTTACCGCCAGTTACTAGTCCTCAAGTCTATAATTCTTAAATTGTTAAGATATGGTGGTCATTCCCCTAAAGCATGTTAAACCTAACGCCCTAAGCCCATGAACGGTATGTGAAGATGCATACTACGGGATTGTGTACTTGTACAAATGATAATCTCACAGGAGGTTATTAATTATAAGAAGGAGAAGAGGTTCCCTCTGAATAAGAAATAGGAATAAGAGGGCATGCTTATTATTTGAAACTAACACAATTGAGATATGGAAAAAACAAAAGTAAAACAGGTAATTAGAGAAGCATTAGCTAGAGAACCAGCTATAGAATGGTATCTTAAAAGTAAAAAAATCTACGGTCACTACGTGACTCTATTAGCACTTATTATGCATCATCATAGCAACGTTTTATGTTGGAATGAGCATACGCTTATCGAGACGGTTAGGAGAACAGTATCAGGAAAAAATCCTTTATACATTCCAATTAGCTTTAGAACTATGGACCGTAGAAAAATTATCTCTAATCATAGTTTGCAAAGAGATACAATTCTAGAACTTTATCAAAATTAATTATTAACATCAAAAAACAAAAGAAAATGGAATCTAAAGACATTATTACAGAGATCACCGAAGGTAGAAAGGTAAGCGAAGACATCATCAAAGCTGCAAACGAGGACATCCTGAAAGGCCGAGAAGAGAATCTCAAACAAGAGATGATCAATACTCTACAGAATTCTGAGTACAAGATTGGTTACTCAAAATTGAGACTGAAGAGAGCTCGTGCATTTGAGGAAGTAGAGAAAGAACGTCTGACAAAAGTAGGCGAGAATATGAATCGCTTGAAAGCCGGTGGTATCACTCCAGAAGATTGGAAAAAAGAGGACGAGAAAATTGATAAAGAAGCAAATGACAAACTGCTTGAGAAGAAAGCAGAGTTCAGCGGCTACTTGAAGCAATTGAATCGTATCTACAGCGATTGTAGCTGGAGTGTTTTGAGAGATAGCTTCGACCGCTATTAATCAGCAATTCCGCTCTGAAGAGCTATAAGCCGAAAAGAGTAGTGGGGTATGAATGTAGTAGTATTTCACAACGCAAGAGATATACTTGCATTGCTTAAGATCCTTTGAGACAAAAGCAGGAAGGCGAAATTAGCATCAAGACTAAAGAGTACGAGATCCGTTGAGACAGCTAGTCCTACGTACTCATCTTCAGTTATTCGGGTTTAGTTAGTAGAGAGCTATAAGCCAATAATAGTTTAGTACAATAGTAAATGCCGATCATATAAGTCTCATCGTAGCGTTGGAGTTCATTTCAGTATTAAATGATTTATTACTACTAAAGGAACCAAAATTAGGGTGTAAGGAGAGAGATCTCCTTACATTCACTAAATATTCACGATATAAGAACTGTGTCGTGTCTTATTAGGTTTATTGGAAACTTATGAGACGAGGGTTCAAATCCCTCATCCTCCACTTCGATTATAAAACAAGGGGGATACTTGGGTTTGATCATAAGTGAAAGGTAAAATAGGTTCATTGTGTGTTTAAATGGCAATAATTTTGTCACAGACTATACTCAACTAGCAGTTGCGTAAAGTCACGTGCTAACTACGAAAGTGAGGGATATCTATAGTTTAATGGTAGAACGCTGGTTATTCAGTAGTGTAGGTTCGAATCCTACTAGATAACATAAACTAAAAACAGTATGGATGGCAAAAGTTAGTTTTTCAGGCTATGTAGCCTATGTTAGTGAGAATCTTCCTGAATCTTGGAAAAGAGTTGGGGAGAATCATGGAGTACTTAATCAGCTGATAAGTGCAGTTGCTAGGTATTGTTACGAACACCTTTTGACAGGTCGAGAGTTAGTTATGCATTTAAAAGAGAATACATTAATTAACGCTGCAGACTTCGAAGAAGAACCTCAAGGGATAGATTGGTGGATAGATTTAAGTCTAGAAGCCAATATGCTAGAATCACATGGTTGTATTCCTACATTTGCAGAAGATGATAAGAGTGCCAAGTAAAGTAAAGTATGATCTATTTAACGTATCTTCATTTACTCAGGAATTTATATGTGCCGGAGTAAGAGATAACGTTATAGGAATGTATAACTTTCTCAAAGAGAAAGGTGTACAGGTAAAAGACAAACAAGCTGATGATCTTAGAATTAGCAGTAGAAAAAGTGTTGTGTTACTTTGCACTAACTCTAACTCTAGTAACCCATTTGGAATAATTCAATTGAAAGACTGGGGTTGGTGGAACTTCTATCATAATAAGCATAATCGTAGTAGTAAACCATTGTACTATACGTATAACTTACCATCACAATGGCATGAAATGCTTAGGGATGGCTGTATATGGAAGGAAATGGAAGTATTTGATAAACCAGAAACGTATGAGGGTAGGAAAACGTATTTATTTTGAAAGTCCCCAAGAGAGGAAAGAGTTCTTAGCATTGCTAAGAGATGCACAAGATGTTACGGAGATAGCAACAATCATTGCTAAAACTTACAAAAAAGATCTAATAGAGGCAATGGATATTGCCAGAGTGTATAACGAATTTATTAGGAAGGAAAATGAAAACGTTGACAACTAGTGGAACTTATTTAGTAACAATCAGTGGACAGGAGTACATAGCAGTAGTAATAGGAAGCGCACCTATGCTACAGGTTGCAAGAGTGTTAAACTTAACAAAGTTCATTGATACTGGAGAATTAGAAATCAGTACAGAAGCAAAAACTGTATTAACTGAGAAACCGTGTGAATTCAACTTCAGACAGATCGATTTGAACATCATCAGTCCGATGCAGGAAGTAGTACAGATACCAAAGTTACCTTACACACCTAAACAGTACAAAAAATGGTTATCATTATGTGGTGATTTAGATCGTGAAAAGTTACTTACAGATATCATGCTAACAAATCCTAGCATTAGTTATGGTGAAGCTCAAACAATTATTGATCAGTTATGGAGAGACAAAAGGAACATAGTCTCACAGTAAATTATACAGATCTGTGTGATTATCTAAACGACCATCTAGTCTTACCCTATCTACCTAAAGTAGGAGAAGACTGGAATTTATTTGGTTCAGTCATATCACAGACATATGGACCAGACGGAGTATTCCCTAAGCAATATAGTGATAAAGAATTACTAAAGTGGATTCAACATAAAATCCAAGTAAGGGCATTGTTACTATTTGTACAAAGGAAACTCTTTACACACCTTGCCATGTTACATAATACAAGGGCAACGGATGCAGTTCAGATGCGTATTTTCGTATCTATGCTGAACAAGTTAGGACTACCTAGAATTTATGCTGATGAAATATTTGATAATGTACATCTGCAGTATGACATTAGGAAACCTGTTTTCGAAGATTATTATCTTATGAAAATATTAGGTTTACCTTTTTGTTTTGAATCTAGGCCTTGTCCTTTTTAAAGTGTTAGGGGTTCGACTCCCCTAACATTTACTAACAAGTTAGTTTGATTATGAAAAGAGAAGACGAAGACCTTCTTATTCAGCAAGCTAAGCTTGGTAAGCAAGATGCTTTTACAGAGCTTTATGATCGGCATCATAAGCTTATTCGATACATTATCTATGATATTGTAAAGAATGAAGACGTAGCAGATGACTTATTATCTGTTACCTTTACAAAAGCATTTAGTAGATTAGAATCTTATGTAAACCCTATTTCATTTGAAATGTGGTTAAAAACTATAGCAATTAACACTGCAATAGATTATATAAGATCTTCTAAGAATGAGAAACAGAATCATTATATAGATTCTGAGGACAATTACATTCAGTTAGATAGTAACGATCTCAGTCCTGAGGAAGTTATTATGAAACAGGAAACTGTTGAACAACTGAAAGTAGCTCTACATAAGTTAAGATCTAAATATCGTAATATATTAGAATTACGATATTTTAAAGGCTTAAGTTATGAGGAACTTGCAACTGAGCTTGGCGTGCCAATAGGAACTGTAAAAAGTGACTTAAACAAAGCTAAGAAGAGATTGCGAGAATTCTTTGACAACATTAACAATAACTAACAAATACTTACACATCATGACAGAGGTTGCAATTATCGCAATTATAGTTATCTTAGCTGCAATCGTTATAGGGAAGGCCAACCGTAGTAACGATTTAGTTTGGAGACTATTATTCTGTTTTAGTGTTAGCGTATGTGTGTCTATAGGTTTCCTTTACATCTTTAGCAGCAAGCCAAAAGCAAAAGCAGCTGCTAATGTTGAGGTAATTAGTAAGGCAGGAGATTCTACTGACACCCATGTAATATGCTTCGACCAGATAGCAATGGCTGAAGCTACCGAACAGGATATTACAGGTCAGGAGTCATTATTATCAGAATGCCTTACATGGGCACCAGTGATGAACGTGTTACCATTGAATAGTTTAAACTATATAATGGAACACATTATCTTTGATGACTCATAGATAGCGATAACACTAACAAAAACAGACAAACGAGAAAATTAGGTACGTTCGTACCAAGTAATTAACATTTAAACACAATCTTTAAAACATTATCAAAATGGCAAAGAATAAAGCAAAGAAAGGAGCTACTGCTCCGAAAGTAGAGACAAAAGCAGCTGAGGAAGTAAAAGTACAAGCTGCTGTAGAAACTAAAGTAGAGGATAAGGCACCGAAGAAGCCTGCACCTCAACCTGATGTACAGCCGAAAGCTGACACAAAGGAACAAAAGAAACCTGATCCGGCACCTGCTGCTGCACCTGCAGAAGGAGCAACAGGCGATCAACCTGCTGTAGTTCAACCAGAGGAGGTTGCTAATACAGCTATGCCTACGACAGCAGAGATGTCGGCTGAGGTATTCAAAAATGCAGAATTACAGTCTATTCTCGGCAGTATTTCTCTTACTCCGGAAAGTACTATGGATGCTAACCACATGGTGTTGTTAACTCACGTAGCTACTGAACGGTTCAAAGGGAAAGATCCGAAGAATCCTGTAGTAATCGCAGCTAACGAGATGGTCGATGACCTTACTTGTTACTGTATTGCTGTAGCTGGTATTAACATGGCAATTAATGGTAAGAAATTAGGTATGTCTGTACCGGTTAATGCCTTAGGAGCCTATGTAAGAGCTATGGGATACTTTGGCATTGCATTACCAACAGAGAAGGCTGTTCCGGATCCTAACAAGCCTGATCAGCTCCTAATTCCGTTTGAAGGAGCATCTCCTGAGACTGTTGAAACAGTTAAAGAAGAGATCAAGATGCAAAAAGGCACTAAGCCTACTATGGATCCAGCTTTGTGGAAGAGCGATGAGGACGCTAAGAAAGCGCTTCTCTATATCCTGAGTGACACATTGTCTAAGGATAATCGTTTCTTAGTATCTACCTCTAAGTTACGTATGTACAAGATGCTGTCTGCAGAGAACAAGGAAGAGAAGGCTATGTGGGAATCAGCATCCAATGCAACCATATTTGACAATCTTTTGTCAATTCTTGGTACAGCTAAGTCTACGTTCTTGAATGCAATTGGAGGACAAATTTATTCGTCCGCCGCTACACAGAAGAATCCGATTAAGAGTCACTTAACTCTTAAGCGTAACTTCCCGCAGTTATCTGACGAAGATGCAGCTGAGATCATTAAGATCATTGTAAAGCACAAAGCAGCACAGAACAATCCTAACGAGCCGTTAGAGAATAACATTGCTTGGAACGGCTTGAAAGACGGTAAACGTGAAGACTGCTTACTGTATCCTACTAAGACAACGGATGTAGACAAGGAGATTATGGGACGTCTCCAGAATGTCTATGCAGAACGTTTAGGTAGTCCAGCAGAAGCTGGTTATAACCTCCGTGCTACTAACTTAATTATTACTCTTATGAACTTGTATAAGACTTCTGGACAAATTGCGCAACTTGTCGAGCAGAACTATACAGCTGAGGTAAACAAGGCATTAGAGGCAACGTCTGGTAAAACTGCTCCGCAAGAGGAGAAAAAAGACGAGAAGGAGGCAGAGAAACCGAAAAAATAATCAATCATGAATCGGTTAACTGATTTTCTTTGGTGTGCATTATTTTCGTTTATAGCGATTATAACTGTCATCAAATTGAGCCCAAATGAGGCTAAAGCAGAGCAAAAAATGCCCGAGCTTACAATTCCAAAATTCAATCCTGTAGGTCAGTTTAACCTACAGATTGATTTAAACAAGGGAACCGCAAACGTCACAAGCAGTAACGGAATAGGCAAAGCCAACGTAACGGTAAATCATCCTACGGAGGTAATTGAGGTTCCAAGTAAACCAATTATTAAAAAGGAGGTAAAGTATGAAACAAAAACTGAATATTTGGAGAAAGTAGTGATGTTTACTCTACCTACTCCTCGCTTTCACGTACCAAGTGTTCAGATTCCTAAAAGCGTAGAGAGATGAAAGCAAAAAATAGTACATTAGATAAATTAGCATTTGTAGGCTTAATTATCTTCTTTATAATGTGTTTATTCTTTGCATGGTGTATAACATAACAGTTAAAGATAAAAGCTGTCGGGTCAAACGACTCCTTACCCGTGGTAAGATGAAGGAGAGTGGTATTGTAGCTGCACACTTAAAAAGCAATAAGGCAGCGTATGTTTTATTTCGATAAGTCTGATCAACTTATGATATTACGTAGACAAAGAATACAGGATGCCGTAGGGATAGTATATATTCTCCAATATATACATCGAGCCAAGAGCATGATAACCTATTATGAAGTTTATTCTTTTACTTCTGAAAAGTTAATAGGAAAATGGGTCAGTGTGCAAAGCCCATAAATCTTGAGAACCGGTTGGTGAAGATTAAAAGACACGATCTAGCGCAGCAGCGACGAAGACAAACATTGCAAGGGGTTACTACATAGTAAAGAGATCCTTAAGTAAGATCAAATGAATCCCCTCAAGAATCCGTAGGCACTATCAAGTGCGGTTTCAAATAAGGACGAAATGTAGTTTAAAGGCGAACAGGTCCCATCTGTTTGACCTAACTTTAATAGACCGAATAGCGTCCATGACGGGTCCAAACCGTCATTAAATAAATAGCTACCTTTAGTGTTCCACTCTACAGTTATTACTATTTTTGTAGTATAGTAATAAGGATCTAGACAACATAACATTTGGCTTAGTTATGGATGAGTGTATGAAGAAAGGGTATTTAAAATCAAGAAACTGGTAGGATATACTAAAAGCTGAGTGGCTATGGCCCATAATAATAATGGAAGAGGTAACGGACTTTTGTTATTACTTATGACAGGTTATCCGGAGCAGATGCCAAGTCTGTGCTTGCAAGAGCTTATAAAGATGTTCACTAGCGTAGAAAACTAGTTAAAATAGTCTTTATAAGGGGGTACTTCAGGTGCTGGGTATTAACTACGTAGGAGTGATACTACGTCTTTTAAGATACGCTCTAAAGGATCAGGACAGGTACGATTTTAAATAAAACTGACCGAGTTTTATGTTCAATACTATAACAGTATAGAGTTATGTCAGTATAAGTCATGGAAACGAACATACGCAGGAGAATAGTGGCGAAAAGACTACCTCAACCCCTAGAGACACCGTGGCGAAGTGTATAGGGTTCGTATAAAAAGAGAAACTCACCGCTCTGGAAAACTAAAGGTGTGAGTAAGTTTAGTTAAAGCTTTCTTTAATAGATATAACGAAAGTAGGGCTTTTTATAGTCAAGGAGCTAAATTCAAGACTAATAAAATAGTGTAATAGTAAGGGAGTATTAATAGTGCGGCTTACAATATCCTTTTGTAAGTATAAATGAACCACTTATAGTATTTGTTTACTCTAGGAAGAAATTCCTATCACTGGCTCGAGAGTTAACGAGACTCTTAAACAAAAGCGGAATTAACATGTCTAACTAACGTAGGTTCAACAACCGAATAACAAATTTGTGGATGTCCTCGCTAGGGAAACTGAATGCGACCACAACTTGGCGAATGCGATTGCTTAGTAGTATCAGGGTATAATACGCAATATTATATGTTCGAGAGAAAGCGTCTCATTGAAGCTTGTAAATCTTTAAGAGTGAACGAAAGTGAACTATTACTTATAGACCTATTTATAAGCGAGAGTAAATGAGAAGAGGTGAAAGTCCTCGATCTTCATCCAAGTAAAATAAACAAAATCCTAGCCAAGGTTACGTTGGTAGCTCTGTACTTAGTAATAAGTATATCTAGCGTAAGAGGTAGGCGTTAGTGAATAACTATATGAGACCTATAAGTTATTACAAATAACAAAGACAAAGATGGCAATTCCTTTGATCGCCTTGCAGTTTTAGCAACGTTCTGTAAAAACGACCGGACATAACTACTTGCCCGATAAGACAGTTTTAATCATTAGTAAAGTTTATATGAATCTAGATAGGTCAATCTATACTAGTTCTATCCCTAGGATATAGTCTTGCTAACTTATTTACTTTACTATTTTTATCTGAGTAACCAGAAAAAACGTGTTGATTATTACGGATCTTCTGTAATAGAGATTACAGAATATAGTACAGCTTGGAATCAGAACCTAGAATACTCATCGATGAGTTTCATTAGCTCTGGTCACAATGCAGTATGCGGTTCCAAAGTAAGATATGACTCAGTAAACTTATAAACCTGTCTCGTTTATAAGGAGTATACCGCAATAGCGAATTATCAAGAACAGGATTATTTTGCTTATCATATAA